AATATATATCCAATACCAAAACATACCAACATAATTGATACATCAGGAAAAGGAAGTATTCCGCTCAAGACGATATATCCTTAATTGTTCGCTTAAAGAAAATACATCGATAAATCTTATCTGAAATTGAAACGGTTGAACCTATTTAAATCAAGGTTACCCTTCTCTATGGAATAATACCAATCTCTTCAATATAAAAAAATCAGCAATAAACCAATTATACCTGTACTTCTTCTCTGTCTTTATGTAAATCTATATCAAAGAACACTCTTCTTAAACTAACGCCAACTAAACAAAGAGGCGAAAGCGAGTGCAAAGGTATAAACTTTAAAACAAAATACCAAAGATTATAAAGAAAAATCATAATATAAAAAGAAAAAATTCTAAAATCATTACAAAACAGAGACAAGACTCTTAGTTATACCTTATTATATATTATATAGCATCAATTAATAGCAAATAAAAAGCGACAAACAGAAAAATTCTGTTTGTCGCTCCGCTGTCGGGATGAGGCGACTTCCGCAATAGAAAACGAGCCGTGTAACACATTGATAATCAATAGGGCAATATTTATAAATAATACGCTTCTCGCCGACTTCTCGCCGAGTCTATTGGAGATATATCTTCCTAACAATCAAACATTTGAGTGACAATATTCACAGAAATATTTGAAGAAATGCCCCAATCTTCACTCTTTATGAGGATCGAGATCTAAAGGAATCACCCTGCAGCAGTTGCTTTTTGCGTACCGCTCGCAATAGCGTCGCTAACGAGCTTTGTAGTCAATCTATCTATAGTCTTTTGCTGTGCTTCAATTGTCTTCTGTTGCGCTTCAATGACGGAATACAATTTCTTCTTATCATTATCCGCAGCAATAGTTTTCTCTCCCATTACCAACCAGTTAGCATCGACCCAATCAAAACTCTCAATAATTTTTACAATATTATCATAGCTGGGAGCATTCCTCCCATCAACGATATTACTTACTGTCATCCAAGCCATACCGAGTTTCTTCGCAAAGGTGTTTACACTATGCCCCTCTTTCGCGAGAATCTGTCGGATTCTTTCACAAATCGTTTCCTTTGTCTGTTTTACTTCCATAAGAACAATATATAAATATCACAATCAAATAAATATTGAAAATAATCACCCAAATATTTGATTATATCAAATAAATGTTGCATCTTTGCAGCACGTAAGGTTTTTTACGTCACGAAAGTAATAAAAACATTTCAAAGCAACAATAAAAAGGAGAAAAAATGGATTTTTGTAGTTATGTAAAATCCTTGCCGAATGAGCGGCAGGAAGTAATCACGCAACTGGCAAGACTATGTTGCGTCACAAATACAACCGTATACAGGTGGATCTCCGGGGATTTTATCCCCGACGCCCTTAAAAGAAAGGTTATTGCCGAATTTTTAGGCAAGACGGAAAAGGATCTCTGGCCAAATGTGTGAAGAATGTGCTATTTGTAAATTTCGCAGAAACTGTCTCAACGGTTTATTCTGCACGAAATTAGGCATTTATGTACAATATGAAAGAACAAAAAAATGCAATGATGAGAGTATCTGATTTTGAAAATGCAATTCTTCGTCTCGGGAGTGATATAAAAATTGACGAGATGAAATTAAAGCACTCTGATGTCAGGCAAGTTAATGGACATAACAAAGACTCCCTACTAATCTGGGATGAGACAGGAAAATGCCACTCTGCCTGCAAGAATAGTGATAGTGATACTTTTCTGACTCTTGATGAAGACGGTCGCTTCGTCGCAACGAGAGGTATAGGACTTAAACGGGATCCTACTTTCGACTTAAAGTTCAAATAAAGGATAGTAAGCAAATGTACATTGATAAAGACAGTTGGGGTAAATTCTCTATTAATGATTTAAGTGAAAGGGATCTTCGCTTATTTTATGAAGCTCTCAAAGTATATGCTCGCTGCAATTTCGGACATATTCATCAAAGCGACAACATAAGGATGTTTTGCTTTGATAGTGAATTTAATAATATAATGAAAGATGAGAAGCAAAATCAATCGGTGGACGAAGCAGGAGGAAAACTTCGTTCAGCAGAACCTTGGCCAGCTCTCGATTAAGGAGATGGCTACCCGGCTCGAACGTACTGAGATGTCTGTAAGATTATACATCTTACGCAATAGGCTGACAGTCAGACAACTAATCAAGCGGAATTTATTGCTCGAAATGTTGAAGATCAAGTTCCGGCATCCGGAAGATTTCACCCCAACCCGGCTCTTTTATAAGGAGACCAATATCAACCAGCGCCGATATTGGGATCTGTATTTCGGTCGTAAACCGATCACGAGAAAAGAATATGTTGCTGTTGCTGAATATCTCGGTGTCACAGTACAAGAAGCATTCGACTCGAGACAATTAGACTTGTTTGAAGAAAACGAAGAAATAAGATGATTGATAAAAACTTTATTGATAAGGTCAAATCGGCGTTGAATATTGTAGATGTCGTAGAATCATTTACCCATCTGAGCAAAGCTGGGGTAAACTATAAAGGTGTTTGCCCCTTTCACGATGACCACACCCCATCAATGGTTGTTAGCCCTTCACGACAGACATATCACTGTTTCGTTTGCGGAGCCAGCGGAGATGTGATCGCATTCGTTCAGCATTATCTTAATTTGACTTTTATCGAAGCTCTTAGGTGGTGTGCTACACAAGCAGGAATCGAGTTTCCTGCAAAACAGATGACGCAAGAGGAAGAGGAGCAATATAAACAGAAAGAATCTCAACGTATCGCCATCGAAGCTGCTGCGAAATTCTTTCAGAATAATCTCTCACAAGCTGAATCCTTCTTGCTAAAACGAGGATATACACTCAATGACCAAGCCTTATCAGACTTCGGTGTCGGTTATGCACCAACTGGCAATGCAGCTCTTCGAAATCTTACGACAGCAGGCTATTCGGCAAGCAGATTAAAAGAGGTCGATATTGTCGCAGAATCAGACGGACAATTTTACGATCGCTTCCGAGATCGACTGATGTTTCCATTTTACGACCTGCAAGGGCACATTGTTGGATTTTCAGGTCGTATTGTCACACCGCGCGACAATACGGGAAAATATATCAACACAAGTGAGACTCCTCTATTTACGAAAGGTAAGCATGTCTTCGGACTTTATCAAGCCCGTAAATCTATTGCTCGTGCGGGGTTTGTGTACTTAGTTGAAGGACAGTTTGATGTAATGAGTCTTCACAAAGTCGGCATCGAAAACGTTATTGGTGGAAGCGGGACAGCTTTCACAGACGATCAAGTTAATCTCTTACTCCGATTTACGGATAATGTCGTAATGATTTATGATGCTGATGCAGCTGGAATAAAAGCGTCATTAAAAAACTGTGAGCTCTTACTGAAAGCAGGCGCAAAGGTAAAATGCATCCGCCTTCCAAAAGCAACAGATCCGGACGAATTTGCAAAAACAAACGGTTCAAAGACACAAGAGCGACTTCAACAAGCAACAGAATCTTTTCCAAAATCTTTCAAACGGATGCTGATTCCGCGCGCGTGCAAGGATGAAACCATTATCAATGACACGCAAAATACGATCTGTAAACTCATTGCATGCGTACGCGACGCTGGACTCCGTTTGGAATACATTCGTACGACCGCCGATGATTTCAATACCAAAATGAATATCATTGAAAGTAAGGTCCGTGAATTTCATCGAAACATAGAGCCTGCTCTTCCTGTCTCCAAATCGCAGGATGGCTTGTGTGGGATAGATGCGCTGAGAGAAAACCTTACGAATGACTGTCCAGGAATCCTTACATCTGTCATGCAGGAGTTTCTCGATCAATATGGTGAAGAGCCTGTTATTTATGTAGTAGGAAGTCCGTCTGCTAATGACATTCAAGAGCTGCGCAGAATCTACTGCTATTTTGTGTCCTCGGAAGAGGGGTGTGGAATCAATGCAGACGGAACCGAAACAAATTATCTGCACGCTTTAGCTGATATGTTTCGTGCAGGAATCTCTATCGATATCACATTAGCGGATAAGAAGGTATCGTTCGTAGACTATTATATAAGTGTACACGAAAAGTTCCTCATAAATTATCAGGGGAATAAGGTCCCATTGATAACACGCTGCATCGAACTTACCAGTTATGCTGAAGAAACTGTCGTCACAGTTAATCGTAATCATTATTGCAGTCAACTCTCTTTGACAAAAGGGCAATTCGATGAGATCCGTAAGCCATTTGTTCTTCGTCGCAGATCTGCTATGAAAGTGAACTTACAAGCTGACAACTTAGATGATGAAGAGTTTGATGTCAACGATCCGCCAGATTATGTTTCCGAAAATGAAGAATATCGTCGGATGTGGAAAGAATGCGGATACTATCCGCGATTGAATAAGGATAACGATCCCGTCTGTTATATGTTCAGAAATAAGAATGGAAACGGGATGACGCAAGTTGCCGATTTCTTTATGACACCACTTTTGCATATCTTCTCTGATGACTTCGAACAGAACAAACGCGTTCTCAGAATTAATCGAAGATACTATAAGACGCCCCTGTACATTGAAGTACCTTCTAAGGCTCTTTTAAAGATGTCATCAATTGAGGAAGTACTGATCAATTACGAAGCTGTGAATTTTAACGGTGAGGAATGGCAATGGAAAGCGATCAAAACTTATATGAGTCGGCATTTCGTGATGTGCTCGGAAATAAAGGTTTACGGAAATCAACAAGCAGACGGAATGAGTCGGAAAACGGATGAACAGTTTTTCGCATTTGCAAATGGGATATTTCACAACGAAGGAACCGGCTGGAAGTTTGATCCGATCAACGAATTAGGAGTTGTTACTCATAATAAGAAGAATTATTATCTCCCCGCTTTCTCTACAATCTATGCCGGTAGTGGGAAACAGTCAGATAAATATGAGCTTATCAGCCAGCTTGTTTACAAAGACGTCCCTGCTGAAAAACGAGTGAGCTTCGAACGCTGGGCATCGCTGATGAATGAGGTATACAAGATAAATGATAATGGGAAATGGGCAATCATTTTCGCGATTATGTGCGTATTCCGAAGCAATGTACATTGCATCGACCGACTCTTCACAGCGCCGTTTTTTATGGGACCGATGTCCTCTGGAAAGACGCAGATCGCGATATCGATTCGCTCACTATTCGTCTCACCTAACATCCCAATCTTCAACTTGAATACAGGTACTGATGCGGCAATGTCAACGATGATGGGGACCTTCAAGGATGTGCCCGTCGTCTTAGACGAGTATAATAACAAGGATATAAGTGACACTAAATTTCAGGCATTGAAAGGAATTGTGTATGATGGTGACGGAAAACAGAAGCGCAAAGGAACATCTGGGAGAGAAATCGAGAATGATAAGGTTTTTGCCCCTGTTGTTATCTGTGGCCAGGAAACACCACAACGTGATGATAATGCTCTGATGAGTCGTGTCATAGTTTGTGAAGTTCCTAAGCCGCGCAACCGAACTCCGGAAGAAGTGCGGATTTTTGAGGAACTCAAAAACATAGAGGATCCTAACAAGATCGGACTTTCCAATGTCTTACTCAAAATCTTAGAGCTCCGACCCGTTTTTATGGATCATTTCCGACACCTCAAACAAGAAGCATACAATGAACTGAAACAAGACGTCATCAATTCAGGCGAAATGGACCGCCTAATGAAAACAGCTTCACTCTTTCTCGGAACGGTTAAACTCATTGAGCAATATTCGAACTTGAAGTTACCATTTACTTATGCGGAGTTCTTCAAAATCGCACAAGATAAAATCAAGTTCCAACTCTCTCTTATCCGTAATACCGACAAGTTGGCCATGTTCTTCACGGCAATCAACAATATGGTCGACACAAAACAGGTGCTCGAAGGTCGTGAGTTTCTCATTGAACAACCCAAACAGGTTACGGGAACAGATTATCGCGGAGATAAGAAGACATTCGTCTTTGAGCCGGGCACGAATATTATGTTCATACGTTTAAGTGCAATTTTCAGCATATTCGACCGGAGCGGTTATAATAGCGAGAATAGCACTTTATCAACACTTGAACAGAATCTGCGAAGCCATTCCTCATATATAGGATCTGTTCCTTCTCGCCGATTTAGCTGGGAAGAGACAGTCGAGGTCCCAAGATATGATGATCAGGAAACAATGGTAAAGGTTCGCAAAACGAGATGTACATCCACAAGTGCCATTATTGTCGATTACGATAAATTCAAAGAGATGTATAATATCGACTTCCGTCGGACAGCATTCGTTCAGGAAGAACAGAAACCAGATCCTGCTCCTGTTGTAGAAGAAGTCAAACAACCAGCAACCGACCAAGGCCTCCCATTTCAACCGGTGGATGACAAACCCTTTTAAAAAATCCAACAAAAAAAATATGATAGCAACCCATTTTCAAGTCGTAAACACGTCTGACGGATACATAGTTCAGGCATTCGTATATATGCCTGACGGCTCACGTATATGGAAACCCTTGCGAAACTTCGGTGATAGGCAGTCAGATGCTTTAATATTTTGCCATACTGATTGCCCGAATTTATCAGAACTTTCTCTATCCAATCTTGTAAAAATGTATAACACGAAGTTGAAGTATAAGCGTATTTCGGCACGACAATTTAAGAAGATTATTGAAAGATGAAAACATATGTAATTCTATTATCAAACAAATTCCCCGCAACACACATGCGGGCTGGGGAAGTAACTAATTTTAGTTCGAGTTACATGAATGCTCGTGCATACGAATACTGTAAGGAAAACAAACACGATATGCGTCTTGTAGAAAATCTGCGAGCATACAAAATACATACTATACGAGCAAACTATCCACTATGGGAAAAGCGTATCAAAGAGATACAAACGGGGAGAGCGTGCTTATCCGTTCGAATGTGGACAGGTAAGCCTTACAGAAGCAAACAACGCGTGCTCGAGGAACTAACAGCAAATGATGGTATAGGCATTCAAAGACTACAGTTTGATAAAGACGGAGATGGTATGCCGTCTCTGACATTATTTAATATAGACGGAGAACTTGTCGATTGGAGAGTCTTAGCAACTAATGACGGATTGTCTCTCGAAGATTGGAAAGAATGGTTCGGAGGTTACGATTTATCAAAACCGATGGCGATTATTCACTTTACAAAATTCAGATATTGAAATGAAGATATTAGTGTCATTCAGTGGTGGCAAGGACAGTCAGGCGTGCCTGATTAAAGCCGTCAATGATTACGGAAAGGATAAAGTGACGGCTGTATTTTCCGACACGGGCTGGGAGCATTCTGTAACCTACGGGCATATTCACAACGTCTGCAACCAATTAGGCGTTGAGCTGATAACGCTCAAAAGCAAGAAGTACAAAGACTTCGTAGATATGAGTATCAAGAAAAGTCGCTTCCCATCGTCGCAACGTCGATTCTGTACATCGGAACTGAAAGTAATTCCGATGATAGACTACATCTTATCCCAGGACGATAGCTTTATCATCATTCAAGGTATCAGGGCGAAGGAAAGTAAAGCTCGCGCTGTCTATGATGTTGAGTGCTCCTATTTCAACGAGTATTTCAATGATGACGTAAAAGGACTATATCACAAAAAAGCCGTGCTTGAATGGTGCAAGCACCACGATGCAAGCGTGCTGCGACCTATATTTCATTGGACAGCGCAAGAAGTGATAGACTATATCCTCGCTAACGGTCAGCGTCCCAACCCGCTTTATGAGCGTGGCTTCGCTCGTGTTGGTTGCTTCCCTTGCATAATGTGTAGAAAACGGGAAGTACGACTCATATCGAAAGATAAGTGGGCTGCACAACGACTGATGGATGCAGAGCAAAGAATGAAAGCAGAAACAGAGAGGGGTTCTACTTTCTTTTCTGCCGGCTATATCCCAACCCGGTTCTGTTCTAACAAACAATACCCGACTGTGCAAGAGGTCTTCAAGTATGTTAACCGCAACGACGCCCAGCTTGACATGTTTGAGCCAGAAGAGGGATATAGCTGCATGAGTTTGTATCACGGACTATGCGAATAATTAATGAAAGATAACGCACCAATCCTTGACGCATGTTGTGGAGGAAAAATGTTTTATTTCGATAAGCACGACGATCGTGTACTTTTTCAAGATATCAGAGATTTTGATACAACACTCTGCGACGGAAGGACTTTTTCTGTACATCCTGATGTGTGCGCAGATTTTACGAATATGCCATATCCTGATGCCAGTTTTTCGCTGGTAGTATTCGACCCTCCGCATCTGCTTCGCAATGTAGGAAAATCAAAGTTTGAAGATATATACGGAAGTCTGAATCCAAAAGCTACCCCCACAGGTTACCAACAGATTAAATATGAGGCACTTCCGAACACAGATTGGCGTGATATGCTAAGACAAGGCTTCATAGAATATTTCAGGGTATTGAAACCGGGCGGATTCTTGATCTTTAAGTGGAATGAAACGGATATAAAAGTCTCTGAGATCCTAAAACTCACAACAGAGAAACCAATATTCGGACATATATCAGGAAAACGCTCCAACACGCATTAGATATGTTTCATGAAAGAGGGAATCTCATCTCACACATAGTAATCCAATATGCCAATAATTATACTAAGAAACAAGTATATAATATCCCAATATAACTACACAAAGGTAAAAAAAAGATCTGAGATCTCCAAATAAAAACATACTTATTTTGTGCCAAATCGGCATATATTTTTCACTGCGCCACACTCATTCACGTAAGAATGGTGTGGCTATTTTCATCCATTTTTTTACCAGAAAAGACCCGCGAAAAATCCCCCGTACCCCCTCAATTTATAACAAGCAAGGAATACACGCATTTTGAAAAAATATTTTCAGAAAAATGCCGTCCTACAATCCTACAATCCTACAAAGCTATTTTCTTTCAAACAAGGATATATACTATAACTATATATATATCAAATAATTATATATATATTATTGTAGTTATACTTTGTAGGATTTTAGATGTAGGTTTGTAGGACGATGTAGGAAATAGCATTTTTTGTAGGATTGAGCATTTTGAAGACCTCGATCCTACAAAATCATCAAATTCGGTCGTTGTAGGACGGAATAGGATACTATTTTTGAGTGAAATACTCAAATATTTATTGCATTAAATTTGCGTAATTGTTTGATTATCATTATATTTGCAAATCCAACAATATATTTTGTAGGATTGTAGGACGGTAGGAACGCAAAAAACGCAAAAACAATATGCACAGAAAAAAACGCCTCTTGAAACAGGTAACGACGATCCGAATTGAACCTTACCTTGCAGAGTATATTTCTGCAAAATATGGCATCGACGAAGCAACTGGTGGAGTAAGAATTCCTTACACCACAGACCTATATTTCTGTATATGGGAGAATATGACAAAATGTCACAAAAACCAATCCCAATACAGTTCAGGAAATCTCCGTATCATTCTTCCGTGTAGGAGAGCTGGTCAAGATAGCGGGCCCTGGAAGGATCCTGCATATTACAACCATCTTTCAGCAGCATCTGTTAAGGAGGTAGAAAATCAAATCCGCCGAATGTTCAACTTCGAGCTCCATCGCACGCTGTTAGAGAATGAAGAGTTCGGTCGCGTAAAACGTAACCTTGATGTGATCAATGATTTCATTCACGATTATGAATTGAAATCCATCTCATCAGATGCACTGTTGAAGAACTATTACCGCTTTCGTAATAGACTTCGTCCTAAAAGAGTGAGAGCATATCGAAAATATGCTGCGGTTTAACTTCATTTAATACATACCAAACGCCCGTTTTTGTCACTCAATAATACAACTATGCTGGAATTCTCAAACCTCATTAAGGTCGAACCGACCTGCGGCGATAACTCGAAGTTTTATAAATTCATCGCCGACTCGTTTTCTTATGTCTCCCAACTCACTTCCGATGATGGGAGCAGCTACTGGAATTGTGATAAGACAATTGTCATAGACCGTCCGGACGAATCTGTCCGCAAATTCTTCTCAATTGAAAGGAATGCTATCGTTACGATTCGTAGATCTGACAGGACCGAGATTCGGATAGGCACTCGCGATATTCCTGCCCGTGTTCAGATATCATCCAATCTCACATCTTCAAACCTTATAATTAAATGTAAAATGCTTCGAGACCCACTTTTGTAAGTCTTTTGACCACACCTTATTATATGGTAATTTCGCTGGAAAAAGTAAGTGGATGAACGAATTACAGCAACTTCTTATTTCAGGAATGCCTCTTTATATATCAATTGATGGATTCCGTCAAGCCATGCTCACTGCTTTTCCATTAAGCGGAAAGGCAGGAGAATTTCCGCAAGCGAAAAACAAAGTCGCTCTAACGACAGAGGATATCTCCTATCTCACCAAGCACAGTTGGTATCAATATAAAACGCACCTCGCGCTCAAAGAACTATTAAAAAGTATCGCACATGTAGAAAGCCTTCCGACCGTTTCTCTCACAGATGAATTCGATAACGAAGAGTTACCAGAGAACTCTATTGCTTATCACCGTGTTTGGGGAACGATTCTATCGGATAGCGAATATTGGTTCTCATCCAAGCAACTCGCCGCCGATCTGATCGCAGCTGAATCCAACCCGAAGATTTCCTGCCACTTCCTACATATGAACTCGCCTGGCGGCGAAGCCTGGTATCTTGATCGACTAAGCGAGATCTTACGCAATTGTGAGAAACCGATCGTCACGCTCTATGAACAGATGTGCTGCTCAGCCGGATATTACATTGGGTGTCACGGCAATAAGGTATATTCGCTTACTGCAAATGATTATGTAGGCTGTATCGGGACGATGGTCAGCTTCTATGACTTCGAGCCGTATTTTGCAAAACTCGGAATCAAGAAAGTTGAAGCGAAAGCTACAAATTCGGATCTCAAGAATAAAACGTTCGACGATCTTCGTACCGGTAAGGATGAGAAATTTGTCAATGACATTCTCAATCCACTTAACGAACAGTTCCTGTCAGAAGTTCGATCGCAACGGGAGAAACTTGCACAATTGGATGACACTGCTCCTGTTCTTCGTGGAGAAACATTCTACACGTCTGATGCTGTAGAAATTGGTCTTGCTGACGGCAGAAAAACGTTTACAGAAGTCGTAACAGAAGCAGTGATGATGGGGCGTGAATATGCTAAAACAAAGAATTTGAAAAATGCCATATACGATTTTGTATAATTTAATTTTTAGTGTTTTATGAATTTCAAAGAGAAACTTACTTCCGTTCTCGAATTTCTGCATCTCACGCAGAAATACGAGAGCAAGAGCCTGTCACAGGAGGAGTTTAATTCCATTGTCGCTGAGTACCAAAAGAAGTATCAAGTGACATTGAATGACGATCTCGCTGCCGAACAGGTTAATCAGAAGTCCGCCAATCAAGCTGCCGAGTTCCAAACAATGCTCAACACGATTCAATCAGTGTTGGATGGAATTGAGCCGACTGCAACGGCAGATGATAACAAGGGTACTGCACAGCAGCAAGGTAATGCTACACTCGAAGGCATCTTAGAGAGCATTAAAGGAATGCGCGATGATTTTAAAGCATTGGCAGAGAAACCGGCTCCTGACGTTCCTGTGCAAACCGTAACGGTCTCACCGCTCAACATCAATGGATTCGGTAACACAACTGCGTACCTGTTTGGTGTAGAACATCCGATGTTCTCAATGAACAATCGTTGGAACAAGATTGCAGCTAATCCCCGCGCAGCAGCAGCGATGACTCCTGCTGACGATGCTACAGATGGAATTGCTTTCCATAAAGCTGCCTGCGAATTCTCCAAATCACTCAAAGCGCGTTATGAATATTTGCAGCAGAACAAGATGCTGAATGCGTCTGCACTCGCGGCCGGCAAGTATGCAACCAACTACGAGGGTGTTGATAACGCCGGTGTTGGCGATCAGTTCATCGTATTGCGTCAAGATGCGCTCATCGCTCGTGTGCTCCAAGTACGCGACCTTACGCAGTTCTTCCCTGTTGCGTACGGATACCAGGACCGCGGTCTCGTCTTCAATGCCTTCTTTGACGAAGTTTCGCAGGCTTACCAATCCGGTGAAGTCTTTAAAGGCGGTATGAAAATCGAAAATCATATGGGTTACGTTGATGACTCAATGATCAAAATGGAGTGGGGCCCTATGAAGGAACTCGAACGCAAGTACATCGGCTATCTCAACAAAGAGGGTTCAGATCCGATCAAGTGGACAATGATCGAATATCAGCTGCTCAACACCTTGCTCACAGCACAGGTCGAGCAGAACAAGCGTCGTATTCAAGGTATCTATGTCAAGCCTGAAAAAGGCGTTGCAGGATCTTATCGTAATGCTGGTACCGGTATTCTCTATACCTTGCTGCGCTACGTACATCAGTACGACATCAAACCACACGTGGATGATGATTACCGCAACTACACGCAAGCAACAATGCTCGCTGCCACACAAGGGTTCCTCGCCGATGTTCGCAACTCCGTTACTGAAGATATGGACATCGATCAGCACGTACTTTATCTCAACAAGAATCATCAATCTTGGTGGATCAAGAATGTGCGTTCAACGTATGGTAAGGATACCGATTTCACCGGCCCGATGGGCGCGCTCAATGTCGTTCCCGATTCAACGACACACATCATCTGGCTGCCGTATCTCGGTCAGCTTCCGTTTATGATGTTGCAGCAGCCGGGTAATCTTCAATTCTTGGAATATGTTCCTGGCGAGATGCTGGCAATGAAAATGCAGGAGCAGATGGAGCAAGTCCGTGCTTGGAGTACTTGGAAAGAAGGCTGTTCTGCATCGTTCACCGGCCGTCGCTTCGACACCAAGAAAGCGATGGATGACAACAACTACGAATGGCAGCAGATATTCATCAACATGTTTGCTCACGTCATCACCGATTCCATTGACGGGAATGACGGATTCTGGCATATCACCAATGCTGCTACGACGCTGACCACTATCACCGACATTACAAATGCCAAGGCTGGTGTGGCTTACTGCATCGAAGTTGGAGATAAAACCAAACTGCCGACAATCGCCAAGTCGGGTAAGTTTGCTAACATCAGCAGCGCATTCGCAGCAAAAGAGGTGGGTGATTATATCATGGTAATCCTCGGCAACGATGGTAACTACCGTGAACTCGAGCGCTGCGTCAGCGGTAAGCGTACGATCAACAAGGAACTTCAACCAAATGTTCCCGGAGGTCGCTAATCGTCTCTTCTTTCATAGTTAATATAGATAGGTTCAACGTTGGGAGCCGGTTATCCGGCTCCCTTCAAAAACAAAAGAAAAAATGAAAAGACCAAAAATTCAAAAGCGGTTCAGAGCATACAATCCGCTCAAAGGCTATAATTACGGGCGTCGGCAGATGCTCAATCTCTACACCGTCCTCTTCGCTGTATTCGGAGCAGTCTTACTGCTCTCTGCATTCGTCGATCACTCGCTCATCTGTCTCGGAGGATCAGGAATGTCACTGGCATCAATGGCTGTGATCGGGCACCTCGATGATGTTTCTGACCGCGATACACACGGATCGGACATCTCCTATATCGTTTATCTCGTTGCACTCGACCAGCTCGATCGAACAAAAGAGTTCCCGCAACCTAATGCATCGCGTGAAGTCGCGCAAATTCCACTGAAGACCGGTGAAGTTCCACATTACTTTGAAGCGCACGATATACCAACATTCACAGGAACAACAGAGAAAGGAGATATAACCACCACCGGTGAGAATAATTTTGTTATTATTATGGGTGGAGCCCGCTCACAACTCTACAACTTTATCGAAGAATACAGTGGCGGTAAGTTCATTCTCCTATTCAAACACGTTAAGAATAAGACGTGGTTTATCCTCGGAGAACTGGAACGACCGATCATCCTCTCTAACACGGAGACTAAGGACGATAAAGACGGTCGTTATACAACCTTTACATTCAAACGACCATCTGTGGATCTTCCATTAATCTACGCAGGAAATCCATCCGTCACCGCAGCGACGGAAGTTGCCGCAGGCGCAACGACTATTCCTATCAAGCCGACTTCCAACTCTTACAATATTCCCAACGGTACGACCGGATCAGCAGCTATTGCAGGTGTTTCCGGACTCAGCAAAACCGATAAGGGGCGTTACATCACACTTATCGGAACTGGTACTGATAAGGCAGCAACTATTGCAGATGGTAACACTTTTGTGCTCGAAGACGGTGCGACTTGGAAGGCCAAGGAAGGCGCCAGCCTTACGCTGCGCGTTCTCGACCCGACCACATTGATTGAGGTCTCCCGTGTTGAAGTAGTATAACTTTAAGTTTTCGAGTTGTCAAATAAATTTTGACAACTCGAAAACTCGTAACCATATATATTATGTATAGTACAAAAGAAAAACTGAGCCATTTCCGTACATTACTTGCGCCTGATCTTGCCGATGCTGATTTGCATCTTTTGAAAGAAAAAGATCCGGAGAACTCAAATCTCATCAGATTTACACTCGCTCCTGCGAAGAATGTCGAAGATATTCTCTTCGCTCTGCTTGATGTATGTACACATGATGAGATCGTTAGGAATCGTAGGGACTTTGCCAAACCTTCCGATCCACAAAAGCCTAAAAGAGTGAAGAAAGCTGTCGGTAGCAAGAAATGTTCAGGTAAAAGGAAAACTTCCAAAAAGGCTCCTGATATTCATAATAATGAAACTGTATCATCTCCTGCTGACACACAGTCGACATCAGAGCTGTCGCAGAAACCTGCAACCGATTCTACTTCTGAAGGATCGTCCGATCAAAAAAAAAGCGAATAGTTCGCAAAGAAGAAGAATATCCCCGGATCGATTGGGCGAACCTTGATGATAAGGATGTGCAGATGGCAACTGTTATCTATAACGACCGTATCAATACTTATCATAAGATGAAGCAGCTCGACGAAGTTTTGGAGAAAAAGCCGACGCCTGCCGCCATCGCTGAAATGGCAGAGGTGAGAATCCGCAATCTTCAAGCATTCGCCGAGCTGCAATCGTTCAATGACAACGGTAAGTTCCTCTGCAAGCACCCAATCCTTTATGGACGTTCAGAAATCGCTCAGCTTATCAGGCTGCTAAAAGCGGATCCTGCCGAATTCTTACGTCAGCATAAGAACGTACTCGACAATATCAAGCGCTATCGAGCTTACCTGAAACGTAAAGATCGCACAGATAAGCGATCACAAGATAAACAGAACCTCGAACGTCATCAAGATAAAGAACGCTTGTTCCGACTTGTACTCGAACAAAAATAAATAACGATGGAAAATTCAATAAAAGTATTTAACCTGGGTAACCTCCCAACTGCCCCGTTGGACTCCTTTCACGAACTCCAAGAGGATTTTAAAGTTTCAGATCCAGATAAACTCTCGAAGCTGCAAATGCTGATCATAACACGCGGCTTCAAATATTCATTCAAAGTATGGAAAGATAATGATGGGAAATTGTGGATTATCGATGCACATCAACGCCGCAAAGCTCTCACCGCCCTGCGATCTTACGGATTCATCATCCCTGAAATCCCCTACGAGGAAATCCAGGCTTCGAACAAACGCGAAGCTGTGGAAGAGATTGCAGCTTATAACTCCGAGTTTGCACAAAAGAATCCGGACACGTTGCTATTTTCTAAATACAATATCACTGCCGACGATCTTTCAAAATATAATCTCGGCTACGAAGTTAAGAAAACGGATTTTTCTATTGCAACAGATAAACTCTTCACAACAGAAAGTGAGTCTACGGATATTCAAGAAGACTCTGCGGATTTTTCTGTACCCGAAGAGTCGGAACAGGCGTTCGCACGTCCCGGTGATATCTTTCACCTCGGAAGGAACCGGCTGATGTGTGGCGACTGCCGGTCTCAGTCCGATGTAAATCATCTGATGAACGGCTGCACTGCCGATATGATCCTGACGGATCCTCCTTACAATGTTAATTATGAAGGAGGTAACGAAAATAAACTCACAATCCAAAATGATGCTATGGAGAATGATTTATTCTTTCGTTTCCTCAAATCTGTCTTCGAGATATTATTCAACACAGTTAAACCAGGCGGAGCATTCTATATATTCCATGCCGATTCTGAGGGAGAAAATTTCCGTCGTGCTGTTCGTGAGACAGGATTCAAACTGGCTCAATGCTGTATCTGGGTGAAAGATACAATTGTAATGGGAAGACAGGATTATCAATGGCAACACGAGCCATGTCTTTATGGTTGGAAACCAGGTGCTGCTCATTCTTGGCATACGGATCGGAAACAGAGAACCATTTGGAATTTTGACAAACCGAAAGCAAGCAGGATTCATCCGACGATGAAACCGATTGCCCTGATGGCTTATCCGATCTGCAACAGTACAAAGCGAGGAGAAATCGTCGTAGACTTCTTCTGTGGTTCCGGATCTACAATAATGGCTTGTCAGCAGACGGATCGCGTCGGTTACGGAATGGAGATAGATCCTAAATATGTAGCTGCTTCTGTCCGTCGATTTGCAGCGATGTTCCCGCAACAGCCGATCTTGCTTGAAAGAGACGGCACTGTTTTGTCCGTAGAAGAAACACAAAAGATCATCCTATGTCAGAAGTAGCCCCGCTTAATAAGTTGCTCTCGGACGAATATGTACAGAATGTCCGTACATTCGGAGCGCTTGGGTATTCTCCTGAGCGTATCTGCCGAATTCTTGGATTTAGTAAAGAAAAAAGCACGGTCTTCCTGCTACGGATAACGACCGCTGGTGATGTGTATTATGAAGCATACGCACAAGGCCGTGTGCTGGGAGAATACAATATCGACGCAGAGCTTGCTAAACTCGCAGAGAAAGGAGATACAGATTCTATTAAATTATTAGAAGAGCGTAGAAATGAGCGTGCGGAAAAAGATCTGCGTATGAAGCTGTTTGGGATATGAAAAGCAATATAGAGAAGTTAGACTCCTTACATCCGGACCTTATATCTTCATTTTTTACGAATGGGGACTGTGAGGGTATTCCCGACGATATTAAACTCTTTTTGCAGCAACTTCAATGGGCTGCGGAGATCTTTGAGTTTGAGAGGAATATCACACGGGCAGCAAAAGATCTCAAACTCCGTATCAACGCAATACAACATATCAAGATAGAGGAACGGACCTGCATGGCAAGGATCTACGAAGCAATCAACTACTTCCAAGTCGACTGCAACGTTCCTATAAAAATATGGGAAGCTAACTTCGCAAACAAATATGAAGATCTTGCAAAACTGTGTGCTCAGCAACGTGATTACAAGTCTATGAAGGCTTGCTATGATGCTGCATTGCAATGCCGCCGCAGATCATCAGAGATAGCCGAAGCGGATCGTGATCTCGGTGTTACCTTTATCATATCACCAGAGATCACACCCGAAGAAATGGGCTTCACAAAAAAGAGTTTGAAAGAGATCGCCGCAAAACACAACCAAGGATTCTATATTACACTTATCGAGGGGCTCCCGATCGAGACGAAAGAAAAGAAACGGCTCTTGCGAGATGCCGATATTCAAGATGCCGAAATCATAGAGGAAATTAAGAATGACTGATATACAGACGAATGAACCCACAGTGGCAAATTTCGAGCATTATTATATGAACCGTGTTCAGCTGCTTGCCAACATCATTGACCCGAATATGCTCTATGCAGAGTGGGCACGTGCTACCGGTAAGACAGAAGGTGTCATCGTGCCACGACTCATCCGTGTTGCAAACGATATGCCAGGGGAACTCTCATTCCTCGTTCATAAAACTTACGTCGCACTGATGACAAACGTCTGGCCGAATATTCAGGCATCATTTTCACGCCCTATCTTAGTAAACGGGAAGCAACGGGCAATGCTCGAATACGGAATAGATTACGTCGTAGGCGAGACGAAGTTACCGTCTCATTTCCGTCTCCCGCGTTACCCTGTGTCTTACGCGAAACATTCAGTGATATTCCGAAACGGAGCACACCTTCAATTAGTATCATCCGATCAGCCAGAAAGCGTTGCCGGCCGGAATGCCGTTCACGCATTCGTTGAAGAAATGAAACATAACAGCGGTGAGAAGTTGAAATCACGTCTGTTCCCATCGCTCCGTGGCGGTTCAGCCGAAATCCGCAGGTCTGCTTATTATGAGGGGGTTACAGGCGTAAGCGATACGGCTCGCGTCGATCTCGGAGAAGACGATTGGTTTGAGGAATATGAGAATAAGATGGACCGACAAATCATTGACGAGATTGCCTCTGTATCGCTTGCGATCAATGCCTCTCTGTACCGACTATTCACGATGCGACAGGAACTTCGCGATACGAAGAACCCTGTCATGATGGAGAAAATACGCTTAGAAACACAGCGACTCAATGCTTTCATCAACCGTTGGAAACCACGTCTTGCCGATATGCGACGCAACGCAATCTACTATATTCGTGCTTCATCTTTCTGCAATAAGGATATCCTCGGACCTAAGTTCTTTAAGACCCAGCTTGACACGCTGGATATGGATGAGTTCCTGACCGCTATCTGTGCTATTCGTCACAAAGAGGTGACTAATAAATTCTTCACCTCTTATGATAAAGAGAAACATCAGTTCAAAGATAGCTATATATATGATCAGATTTTAAAGTTTGACTTGAAAGATCACTTCACGCTGACAGCTCGTTATCTTCGTCATTACGATAAACGGGAACCGCTCTATATCGGATACGATCCTGGTAATTTTCAGTCGCTCATCGTCGGACAGAAAAAAGAGTATGGGCGACGCTTCGATGTCATCAAAGAGTTTTGGGCGTATATCCCTGATGATCAGCAGAATCTTGCGCAACAGGTGTATTCTTTTTTCGGTGCGGATTCCGTGAACAAGGTTATACATCTTTACCCCGACCGAGCAGGGAACAAAACACGAGAAGAACTCGAACAGATAACGACCGATTCACTGACAATGAAAACATCTCTGGAAGCCTACGGATTTTCCGTGATTCTCTATAATGAAGGGCAAGGCAATATTTATCATTGGCAACAGTTCCGCCTTTGCCAGTTACTGTTTTCAGAAAAACTTCCTTTACTTCCAAAAGTTCGAATCGATGAAAACGAATGCCCGAACTTATGCAGCGCTATTCTGATCAGTCCGCTCAAAAAAACAAACGGCAAAATCGAACTTGACAAATCCTCGGAAAAGAAAGAGGGATTGAAGCGTAAGCCCGGACTGACAACGCAGCTTCCGAGTGCTGCCATATATCTGTTTTACGGACTTTTTGCCGATGTTATCAAGAAAGAATTAAGCAGCTATCCGGATAATTTGCCCGAAAATATCACGGTTTAAGGTTTCATTCTTTGCGAAAATCCATACAAAAATATCACACTTCAAAATAATATCGCAACTAATTTACATCGGTCAAAAATGAAAATATTTGAAAATCAACCGCTTAACGTTCTAAAAATGAGAATCAAAAAAAACAAACGGCTGAGATTAGCCCGCACCGCTAAGTTTTCGATGTGAGGTGCACTCTCTCAAAGGTTAGGAAATATGACATCGGCTTT